CTTGTATATGTACCGTATTTAACCTTAGCCAAGTCTTCTAGGAAGGTAGTCGGTAAGTTAGCCCAGTCTTTCTTAAGACGTTCATCAGAGTAGGCTGTTACGTTACTTTGGGCAGTAAAATTACCTGAAGTATCAGATTGGATACGGTATGTGTTTGTGCCATTTGACCAGCCGCCGAGCCTAAATACGTTATCTGTATCTAAACCCATATTAATAGCGTAAGCACCAGTTCTGTGGAACGACATAATACAACCCCCAGAACCCGCATTAGCCAATTCCCATTGGTCACTACCGCCACTAGTACCAACAGTAACAGTAGTGGTTTTAGAAATAGTCTGTTTACCGTTTACAGTAATCCCAGATACTGTATAGCTATTCCCTGTATTTAAAGCGTTTGCTGTAGTAGCTGTAGTAGCTGTAGTAGCTGTAGTAGCTGTAGTAGCTGATGTCGCACTTGTCGCTGTACTTGCGTTACCGTTTAAGGACGCTGTAATAGTATTAGCTGAGAAGTTACCTGAAGCATCACGTGCTACGATAGTTGAGCCGCCGTTTGCACTGGTTGCGTTTGAAGCAACTGTAAATGTGCTATTACCCGCTTGGTCGGCAGTAAATGACGCTGAGCCAGTAAGACCTGTACCAGATACGTTCATCGTTAACGTGCCGTTGTTAGGCGCAGATAATGCAGCCCAAGTAGAGTCACCACGTAGGTATGTAGTGTTATTAGCTGTACCAGAAGCTAAACGAGCTGTAGGCACTGTGCCGCTAGCAATAGATGAGGCATTTAAACTTGTTACCGCTGAGCCATCACCAGACACAGAAACAAACGCGCCTAAGTTAGCTGCAAAGCTACCATTAATATCACGGGCTACTATTGTGCTTGCGCCGTTTGATGCTGTAGCAGTTGTTCTAGCATTATCCAGAGTACCAGAAGTAATGTTGCTGGCGTTAGTTGTGTCTGTTGTAGCTGAAGCCGCCAAGCCTGAAACGTTAGCCGCAGCGATAGCAATAGCTACGTTATTAACTGCGGTAGCTTGGCCTTGAGCGTTAAATGTAATCTGTGCAACTTCACTAACTGAACCATAAGTATTAGCAGTTAAACCAGTGTTAGCAATACTAAATGTAGTGCCAGAAAGGTTTAAGCCTGTGCCAGCAGAATAAATTTGAGCAGAGCTAATCTGAGCAAATGTGATATTTGTTGTGCCAAAGACAATAGTGCCCGTGGTGTTACATGTATACGTCTCACCAGCGCCTGTAGCGCCTTGCTGAACAAACACAGTAGAACCTTGACTTAAGCCATTAGGGCTCGCGGTTTCAAATGTATCCGCGTCAGTTGCGCGAGTTAGCACCCAATTTGTAGACACGGAACCTACGTCAGTAACTGTGTAAATACCGTTTTGAGTCTGGGTCGTTTGTGTATAAACAAGCACTCGGTCGTTAACACTAACTGTAATACCATCAATCACAAGCGCAGCTTGAGTGCCTGCATTAGTAAGCGTTGCACCTACACCGTCTCCTGCACCACCTGGCTGATTGTAAGTAGCATTTAAGTTTGTTGTGGACTCAACTCTTACTGGTTGGTGAAAATGTATCGCCGCTTCGGACATAGTGTCCACGTAGGTCTTGTTGGCAATGTCAGTGCCGCTAGCCGGGGTGGTTGATATTGTTCCTGAAGTAAGCGTAGCCACGTTAATAGTAGCCGTGCCTGTGACGTTCATACTAGTAAATTGATTCTGCACCACGTTACCAGAAGCGTCTTCAAATACAGCTTTCTCAGATGGATATACAACGTACACATCTTTAACACCGGCAGGGAAACTCACTGCCGCACCAGCGGCTGAAGATGACAAAATAGTGTCTCGGCTTAGTGTTGTACCACTAGCCGTGTAAGTACCTATACCTACTTCCCACTCGGCCTGACCTCCAGACGAAATAGCGTAATAACACGTATTACCATCACCAATAGCGGAAAACGCTTGATAGCCAGTATCAGCACCCAATAAAGTTAAGGTGCCTGTACCAGTAGTGGTGGTAGTTTCTTTTACGCGGTCTTTTAAGACTAACGCCATTTTAAGCCTCTATTTAAGCAATACGGATAATCGCGCTTGATGCATCAAATGTTGGGAAAATAATAGTAAAGTCGCCCGCAGTTGAAGTTTTATCTCCACCAAAATCCAATACGCAAACAGCCGCATTAGTTAACGCAACGTTAGCATTGTCATTAGTAGAAGGTGTTGTGTTGTAAATTAATGCGCCACGAGCCGTTGTAGTTACGTTTGTGAATGTTAAATCCGCAAAGTCTGTAAAACCTGTACCAGCAGTAGCGTTAATATTTGTTGTACCAACACCGATGTTAGTTAGCGCCAAACCACCAGCTGTAACACCAGTAGCTTCGTCTGAACCTGTATAAGTAGTTGTATTAGCATCTAGTGAAGCTGAAGATGTATACAAAGCTAGCTTAAATGTGTCGGCACCAGCTTGAGCTGAAGGACGGAAATCGTGAACTCCGAGTAGTAATTGTGCCTTGAATGAAGTGCACATTGCTTGAGAAATAGCCATTTAAGGACTCCTTAATCTTTTAATAAAATAGTTAACTCAGGGTGACCAGCTTCTCTTAGACGATTAGCTATGGTCGTACGGTCTGAGCGCACCGCTTGTTGCAAATACTGAATTAGAACAATACGTAAGTTGCTCTTAAATGCTTCTGCTTGTTCACGAATCACTGGGTGAGACTTAGAACCTACATAAACAATCTTGTCTAAGGCTTGTTCAGCTAATTCTTCTGGAGTAAATCCACGCCCAGATGTTGAAAGCACTGAAACATTGCCGCCTATGAATCCGTCTACTGTATCTAAGTTCATTGTACTGGCACCCTTGCTTGCATTGTTCTATAAGTATCTTGACGGTCTTTACCTTCACCCAACTGCTTCAACTGCATTAGAGCTTCATTGTAACGGCCTAGATAGCCCTGAATTACGTCGGCTTCACCCTTCATGTAGGTGTACGCTTCTAATAAAGAGCCATAAAGTAATACTGAATCAAAGTTATTGCCCAACCAGCTAGTACCTGCGGTCACAATAGAATCTGGGTATCCAAAGTAATGCAGCTCCATGTTGTAGCCAGCATCGGGTGTTGGGCCCAAAATAAACGTTGTGTTGTCAAAAATAGCGTAATACTGCGGTGTACCTAAAGTATCTGGCGGTGGATAACTTTCTCTGATGAACTCTACGTCCTTATTCAACAAATAAGTTTGTGCCTGAGTAGTTGGGTGGATAACCGCTAAAGAGAAAGTAGACAACCAATCTGTCGGTACATTAAGGTATTTGTTACCTGTTGTTAGCAAGCCAGTTACGTTCTTTCTAAGTACAGGTAGCTGCACTGAGTTATAGATGCGCTGCTCAGCCTGCTGGATGAACGTATTAATCTGCTCGGTACCAGTAAACGTAACGGTGCCAGAACCAGTTGAACTAGTCCAACCTTGGTCTGGAAAGTCATTTTCTACATAACTTTTTATGGTTTCAAACAGAGTAGCGTAGTTCATTAGGGTTTACCCTTTAGGCCATTGGTCCACGTGCTTTAGTGCCTTTAGTAGCTGCACCTGTACCACGAATCTTTGTTTCGCCGTTCTTGTTGATAGGGTCAAAACAACCCTTGGTATAACCGCCAACAGACATATTTACCTTGTCAACGCCGTTGCCAGGTTTAGTTACTGCGTCTTTAGCATTTTTCATCTTTTTACCATCCATAGTATGTGGCTCAGCATATACAGAAGCTGGGCCTACTTCTTTCCCGCCTTTTTTCATGCTGTAAGCCATAATTAACCTCGCTTTTGAGCAGCAACTTTAGCTAAGCCACGACCCATAGTTTTCATATCAATGTTGCGTTTACCGCCACCTGATGTCTTTGTGCCTTTGCCTTTTAGCGCCGCTACTGTTGGACCTGAATCACCAAGGTTTTTACCCTTAGTTTTGCCTTGTTTGGTGATACCATCTGCGCCTGATTTATAACCCATGATTTACTCCTAAGAAGTTGTTATTGTGACTATACCTACTTGTCCGTTGGCAAGCAAGGTATTTGGTGTTAATCCATAGTCGTTACCCAACCCAACAGGGTTCCAGCCCCATTGAATTACTCTACTACCCCCAGCAGGGAACCCGATACCTTGAATACTTGTGCTATCTGTTAACAGGTCTTGCAAACCAGTTGTACCAGAAACCAAATAGCTTAAGTCAGGACGTGGTTCACGTATTGCCTGTGGGTCGTTCACAGGGTACATACCTAACTGTAACTGTGGATGGTCAGGGTCCCAGCAAGACTTACATACCTTAATTTTAAAAGGCTTGGTCTTGACTGTCTGGGTACGCAACTCCCTTAGTTTGTAACGCTGGTCACAGCGGTCACATTGGGAAATTGCATTTTTACCTGACGCAAACTTAGTAGGCATGCTTACCTGTAATAGAACATGTTACGTGGAACAAACCGCACTGACGCTTTATCTCTATCTTCGTCAGCGGCTAACTGAAATTGTTGCTCGTAATCTTGTTTAAGCATCATGATACGGTCTGGGGACACTTCAGACTTTTTCATAGACATGTAATAAGCTAAACCAGCTACTAATGCTGGAAGTAGTCGGTATGGAATATCTTGCTCAAAGCTACCGCCAACACCGGCATCTTGCATGCGACGTAGTCTGTAATACACGAATGTGTACTGATTGCCTGGTGGGTTAGGCGTAGGCCATAGATTTACGCACGGTAGGTTCTGAACCGTAATAGATGCACCAGTTGTATGTGCTGCAGCCGTCGTATTGTTCTGCCCACGGTAGCAGTTTACTAGCTGATTGCCACTGATGTTTGAGTAGCTGATAGTCTCGTTGTCAATCTTAATAAAGCCCACAGAGGCTATATTAGCTGTAGAGCTAAGCGTAATCGTTGTATCAGTAGAAGAAATATTACCGACTAAGGTAACGGATGTTGCATTTTCCATACCTGATTGACGGTTGACATACATCTGGATTGGGCGTCCAGTTGTTAGTTTGTTTGGGATTGACATATAAGTCGGCTCAGCAATACGGCTGATATTGATGTCAATCTGGTTTGATGTGCTGCCGTTGTTTGTACGGATAACCGCATCAAGAATGTCTACTGTGTCGACAGGCAACGGATAGATTGGCTGCCCAGTAACCATAGCAATTGATTGTTGCTCAACTGTCCAAAGATTAATGCCGCGATTTGACCACTCCATGCACAACAAGTTCATAGAACGTCTAGCGGTCTTTAG